ATTTCGCCGCCGCCATCTGCGGCAACTGCGTCAATTACTGCTTGAATTTTAGCTGTATTATCTCCTGTTCCTGTTGGTAAAAGTCCAGTTACTACAGTAGCAATAGACTCCGTAGAGTCCTCCAAGTCAGCAATATCACTCGTATTAGTAGCTATGTTGCCAGTGTTAGTAGTTATAGCACTTGCATTGTTTTGAGTGGCTAGAGTGTTGTCATCTACAAGATTAAGAAGATTGCTATATAAATTTGTATTGGATGCGATGCCAGTTGCGTTTGTAGCAATGTTGCTAGTGTTCGTTGCAATGTCAGCAGTATTAGCATTAACAACTTGCTCTAGTTCATGTATGGATGCTCCATTGTTAACCTGAACCTCAAGCACTCCGTTTGTATTGCCCCCATTGCTAGTTGCTAAAACGTGACCAAGCTCAACACTTATGTCGGGTTGAATGCTTGTAATACCCCCAGCAACAGTGCCGCTTAAATAAACTACATCACCCTCAGAGTATGTTCCATTGTCCAGAACTAGATCCCTAACCTTACCGATTAGTGTAACAAATCCATTTGAATTATTTGGGATGACCTGAGTTACAATGCCAATTGTTTTTCTAGCATTCTCAACTGTATCTGCTTGCGCTAAAGAAATAGTTGGCTTGTTTCCCTGTGAGCCATCTACCATGACAACCTGTCCATCGGACATTGCTGCTCCAGATCTGTTTCTAGCATACAAGACTACCTCTTGGCCAAGCTGAACAGTAACATTGTCTGAACCAGTAACCAAATCCAGCGTATTTTCTTGGTCATTCCAGCTAACTTCTCCACCAACACCCCCAGCATTGAAGTCAGCAGTTGTAATATCAGCAGAGGGGATTGTAGTCGTCCCAGTAAATGTAGCATCAGCAATGGGGGCCTTTGCATCCAATGCACCCTGTAAGTCGGTCTGATTGCCTAGTGTACCAGTAACTTGACCCCAGACGGCGGATACGTCCTCAAGTCCAAGGAATGCAGCGGCTTCCTCCTTTGTTTGCTTGCGAAGAAGTGTATCTATATCAGAGGAGACTTTAAAGTTGCTGGGCATTATTTAGGGGGCTGGTGGGGTTACATTCTGGGACACAACAACCGTAGTGTTGCTAGTATCCAAACCAATTGATAGTGTAGCTTGCACTGGATTAAGCGTTGTATGCTTCGATTGATCCAGCGGTGACTGTAATAGCCGTGAAGTTGCCGTAGCTAGTGTAGCCAGCGGGCAGTGTAGTTTGCAGTGCAACTGCGTTGTCTTTGTTTGTGCAGGTGATTGCACTAACTGTAGCTCCAGCGGGGCCTGCTACAATAATAGCAAAGCTACCTGTGGTTGCTCCTGTGATTACTACGCTGCCTCGTTTGCCTAGGCTCTGTTCTGTGTATGCGGGGGATGCCATAATGTTATATGATTAGTTGGTTGTAATTTGTTTTGATGTTCTTGACTAGATAGGAGTTAGCTATACCTTGATCCGATATCTTAGCTAGCTCGTCCTCTAGGATTGAATTAACAAGTGCCAGCGATAGGCTAAAGTTAGCCTCATCAGAGTTCTGAGCAACACTGCGTTGCCAAGTGTAGGCAGCTAGGTGCGCCATGTACGGGAGTAGCTCCGCTGGAATTTCTTCAGTATCTCCAGCATTTCCGTAGTCTGGATTGTAGGACTTTTTGTACGTAGCAAAGACCTTAGTATCTTCGCTGCCACCGTCTGGCTGAAGGTAAAAGCCATCAGTGCTCTCGCTTACATATAATCCATTGGAAGGTGAATTGTTAGCGTTGCCAGTTAGTATTGCCCCAGACCCCTTTACTATAAATGGATAAATGGGACCACGAGTGGTGTTTGGGTTATTTGCATATATGCGCAGGTACGTATCAATGGAGTCCTTGCCCGTTGCGTCCCTAGGAACTTCATTCCCGTTTACCACGATTCTTTCATCCCCGACTACCAAGAATCGTTCCCAGTAGTTTGTTTGGCGATATGCCTTCTTTGCCGCGTAGTTCCACAGGGCTTTGAGTCGCCCGAAGGATGCAGTTGTATCCGCATACTCACGTCCAATGAGTGCGAATGTTAAATTCCTTAAATCAACAAATGTGTCGTTCTGTAGTGCCATTATAGTCTATTGGCCGCCATGCCGTTTGGCAGAAGAACCTTGTTGTTTAAGTATTTCATGAACTCATCATCATTTGAAAAGCCCACGCCGTATTTCTTGTTCATTGCGTAGTATTCGTTCATTGGAACACTACCGATGTGCTTACCGAAGATTGGATGCTCTTTGCCCTTAAACTGAGAAGCTGATTTTCTAGCTGCCTCAATGCGCTTTTGCTCCATCTTTGGATTAAAAGTGGCTTCCATCTGCGTATTAAGCACACGAAATTGGTTCTTAAAGAGTTCGTCTTCTGAAGGTAAGTTTGACATAATTAAAAGGGTGGGGAGGTTGTCCCCCCACCCAGAATTATTAATTTAATTGATCTAGGGTGCGGGTTCGGATACAACAGTAAGCGAATCCCCATCCATGTTGAACGTAGAGCTAAAGCCACGAACAATAACATTATTAATCTCTGACGTACTACGTGTGGAGGTCATTTGAGTTGGTCGGTCTGATAGTGGAATTTCAGTGAATTTCGCAAAGAGCCCGTTATTCAGTCCGTATAGAACTGAACGAAAGTCGCCAGTTGAAGCGTTTGCTTCAGCCGCTGTAAGGTTCGGGAGGAGTCCCCCCGTACCGATTGTAAGAGTAATGGAAGTTCCATCGCTACTGTATCCAGTTCCGAAAACTTCGGAGGGTGAGTCGTAATCGCTTTGTGCCATGGTTTTTTTGTTGTGTTAATTTTAAAAAAAAAATGGGGAAGAGAGGGATATTACCTCCCTTCCCCAGAATTGTCAAGGGGACTAAGCGAAGTTAGTGATCTTGCCTAGGCCATTAGGACCCTTAACGCAAAGAGTACCCATTGCGTCGATGTAACCACGAGGGCCGCCACCTTGGTCTTCTAGCATTGTAGAACCCATGCTCATTGCTTCCGACCATCCGAGGAGGGAAGGATCAAGGAGATAAGCACGCTTCTGATCAGGCAAGCACTTAGGATTCGCAGAGATGATCTTTACGATACCATAGGGACCTTGGAAGATTTCAACATTGTAGTTGACATCATTGCCATCGCCTTGATTGAAGACAGTAGTGTTGCCACCACCGTTACCTGTGCCAGCTTGCACACGAGTGAAACCATCGATGATGGAGTTACGAACTGATGTACCAGCTACAAGAATCATGTCCTGTTGCTCGCCAGTTTCCTCGAAGATGCTAGTAAGCATTCCGTTGAAACGAGACTCAGTTAGCTCCTCAGCACCATCAGACAAAACTGCACCAGCTTTTGTCTTGAATGCATCAGGAACTTCAGTAACATCATCAGTAGACTGCGCACCACTACCAGCCTCTAGGGTTGGATCAGTCCAAACACCAAGGCCACGAAGCTTACCAGCAGCACCCGCAGCACCTGTCACAGCACCATTGTCCGAGCAAATAGCTGCCTCAATGTCCCGAAGAACTTGAGAAGCAGCTTTTTCTTCAGCTTCTTGGATGCGGACTGGAGTAACGGAGTCCATGATTTCTTGCTTCTTGGATACATTGAATGTATCGCGGAAGTGCTGAAGACGATTGTTCAAGCGGCTAAGGCTACCGAACTGAGCTTTAAGTGCATCACCACCAGAAGTACCCACGTCAATACCCTCAACGACAGCGTTGCTAGCGTCAGGAGCACGAAGATTGTCAACGGTCCACTCAACAAGGTCAGCAGTAGCTGCTTGTTTTGGGAGCAATCCGTAGACGGGAGCTTGGCGAGGAGAAAGAACAGTTGTTAAGTCCAACAATTGTTCGCGATTACCCACACCCGAACCAGTCGGAGGAGTAGAGTTGAATGAAGCATCAAATGCCATAATTTATACCTTTATTTTGTTTATTTGTAACGAGAGTTAATTTGTAATTGTCGGATCTGGCGTGCTGCCATTAAATTTCCTTTTCCAGCCGCTTCTTTCAATTTTTTCATCTGATTGGATTCCACTGTCTGCTTTGAGTTACTGGCTGTGTTGCCACTCAATGCATTCTTTGGTAGTTTACGGGGAATGATGATCTTCTTCTTCCGAGTAGTGACGGGCTTTACCATGTTTGTCGCAGCGTGAGCCAACTGATATTTCAGCTTAGCGGCCAATGCTGGGGCAACCTTGGCAACAATAGCCATGTCCTCCGAGGAAACCATCTTCCTGTATTCTAAATTGGTTGATGATTCATCATCCTCCATCCAAGTAAACTCATCTTTGGCTTTGGAGTTTAACTCCCCTGCCTCTTTGTTGGCTGTTTCTAGTCGCTTTAAATACTTACGCTGCTTTGGCAGATCATCGCATTTATCCTGTAGACTAGATATATACTGAACAATGTCCGAGCGAGTGTATTCACTGCCCTTGTGTTCAAATGTATCATCGTCTCCAGCTAACCAGTTCTGGTAAAAGCGGATATTGTTCTTCGTCTCCTTCTCAATGCTTTGTAGCTCGTCTTCTGTAGTGACCGTTGCTAATGCATTTGTTGGAGCGATGACAGTATCCAAGCTGCTTGATAGTGCAGCACTCTTACTTTCTAACTCGCCTTTGAGTTCCTTGATTTGAGAGGTTAATTCTCCAATTCGCTTACCACTACCACTGCCCATTTTCTTAGCTAGCTCACCCAATTTCTCAGGGGGCAAAACTTCCATGGCCTGTATAGCGATCTGTGAACGAGAGTCATCATCCAACTCATCCCAATCAATCTGTGAAAGAACGCCTTCGCCTCCCTCCGCTTCTTCAGCAGTTTCCTCGTGCTCAGTTTCTTCGGCTTCTACTACTTCGGATGCATCCTCGGTAACTTCTTCCTCTGCAACTGGCTCAGATTCCTCTGGCTGCTCCTGCGTTGGTGATAGCTTTTCCACTCTTGCTTGACGAATTTCGTCCAGCGTTTGCGGTTTGGCTTGTTCGACTGTCAATGCTTCTTCTGTAGGGGCCGCATCGTTACCCACTGTTTCGGTTTGATCCATAATACTGATCTGCATTTTTACGCCCGCAGTACGGCGATGAGAGTATTATAGCACGGGGCTATTTTAGCGTCTTTTTGTTGCGTCTCGCCGTTTGCGAGCTGCTTCCATTTCTGCTTTTGTAAATGTATTCTTTCTTGTGAATGCGGGCTTTGTTGGCTTTGCTGCTGCGGGTTTTGGAGCTGCGGGTTTTGGAGCCGCTGGTGTACTTGATTCACTAGAGGAACTATTTAGTTTCTTAAAACCCTGCTTAGTTCCTTCGTACCCAGCAATAACTCCATAGGGACTTTTTGCAACCTTCTTTGCGACCTTCCTTGCCTTTGCAGTCTTTACTTTAATCTTCTTCTTTGCTTTCGCAATCGATGGCTTACCAGCTTTGCGTCCAGCTTTAAAGGCTTCTATTCCAGACACTGTTGGCTTTGCGCCCGAAGCACTTGACGAACTCCCTGCGGATGATCCAGTTGAGCTACCGCCACCAGAGGTTGCTGCGGAATTAGCTCCGTAACCCCTCGATCTAGTATTTCCAGTGGATTCCGCTACCTTTAGCTTTGGGGTAGTGCCACTCTTAGAATTATTAACACCATTCGCTAGTTTAAGTTTTTTAGGCTTAGCAGTCTTAGGCTTAGCAGTCTTAGGCTTAGCAGTCTTAGGCTTAGTAGTCTTGGGCTTAGTAGTCTTAGGCTTAGTAGTCTTGGGCTTAGTAGTTGTTTTCTTGGGAGTTGTTTTCTTGGGAGTTGTCTTAGGAGTTGATCCCTTAGCTGCATCCTTGGCTTTTTGAGCTTTATTGAAGGCCCTTGTGTTTGCCGCTTTCTGACCACGAGTTAATGGAGGCTGAGCCTTGTTTACCCTTGGCTTATAAGCAGGTGTTTGAGTAGCTGCCTTCTTGGGCTTTGTTGTTGGTGTTTTATTATTTGCACCAGTTTTAGCGCGAACATTCTTGGTCTTGGCTGTGGTCCCTGCGCCGCTGGATACATTTTTGCGTGCCCGCTTTTTAGCTGGACCAGCGGTTTTCTTAGGGGTACTTGCGCCAGCAGCTTTTTTAACCTTTTGTGCGACCTTTTTTGCGATTGTTTTTTTGATTGCCATTGTATTATTCTGTTAAATTAACGACCACGAGTGCGTAAACCTCCACGCCCCGAACGATTAGATTTTACGTATCCGACCTTCTTCTTCTCATCAGAAAAGCTGGTGGGTGTCTTCTTTGCTGTTGGAGTAGAACTAGCCGCACGGGGCTTTGCCTTTGCAACTACACTCTTTGCTTTGTAGGGAGCAATTTTAACGGTTGCTTTTTTCTTGGGCGCTGCTTTCTTGGGCGCTGACATCTTGGGTGCTGCTGGTGATTTCTTTGCCTTCTGGATCTTGCTTTGAAGAGCGATTCCACCTGCGGCTCCCACCGCTGCTGCTGCACCATATGGATTAACCTTTGGCGTGCGCTTGGAGGTAGTCTTAGCTACCTTAGCTGCCTTAGTTGCCCCAGCGGACGCAACTCCCTTGAATGCATTGGCTTTGGCCTTGATCTTTCCTAGGCTGCGGGGAACGCCAGCCCTGCTAAGAGCGGACTCAACGCCACCCTTAGAGATGGACTTTGCCTTCTTGATTTTTCCGTAGGATTTGGCTCCACCCTTGATTAGGCGGATCCCTCCCTTAATTGCTAGTTTTGCTAAACTCATTATATTTTTGGGTTGTGTTAAATTAAACTTCTTCTTGTGGGGATAAAACTTTTAGCAGGTAATCGTCTTCGATCATAGCGCCAATTATCTTGGCATCAGCACGCTCAGTACCCTCTAGGTTCTTCTCTAGGAGCAGGATTTTAGTTTCCCTGCACTCCTTGATGAATCCCAAGATATACTCGTACTGCTCGTAGTTAGATAGGAATGCAACTGCATCACTTAGGCTGTCTGTTTGTTTGACTGGCATTAGGATTCTCCTAGGTTTTGAGTGTCAACGGAACCCATTGCAGCGGGAGCCGCACCCAAGCGTCCGATCTCTGCATTCTTCTGCTGAGCAACTTGCTGCTGATACTGAGCTGCGTAGTTCTGTAGGTTAGCCATGAAGCTAGGATCCGATTGGATTCTGCCTTGGATACCCTCTTGGCTAGTGTACTCTTGGATTAGCTGCATAGCAATCTGCCCACCATTTGGTCGAGCACCCACTGGTATACCAGCGTAAATCTTAGCTAGATCATCGGTAACATCCTTAACCATTTCCTCTTGACCCTGTCCCTCTGGCTGGATAATCGCATCCGCAATACTTGGATCAATGGCATTCGCTGCGAACTGCTCCGCTGCTTGTACATTGAATGTATTACTTGGTGAGTTTCTAGCTAGCTCAAGGACTGCCGCAATCTTGGCCTTCATTGTTTCTGGGTCTTGGTTCTGAACATCAAAGGAGATATTGACATCAATACTCTCGTCCTCTGGGGACTTGTAGATAACTAGCTCGTCTGGGTAGCCAGTCACTCGGAAGAACTTCTCATCTGGTCCAAATACCAAGAAGGACTTGTATGCTAGCTTCAGGATACTGGAGCAGTGCGTAAGAAACTTATCGATAGTGAACTGCTGGCGCTGGAGGCTTAGCTGGCTATCCTCGTTGAGCCCAACTAGATCCATTGCTTCCTGCTGAACATACTTCTCTAGACTGCTAGCAGCCCCCGATGTATTTGGAACATTCATGTACTCAAACTTTTCGTTTGCACGAACACCAATCCATGCACCAGCACCCATTTGGGCTGGTGGTCTTCCGACTGGATGTAATAGTGGGGGTGCAACGGCCAACGCCATTTGATCACTCCAACCATCACGGAGTGTCTTCATTTGCTTTTGGGGGCCACGAAGCAGGTCGCCAAAGGTGTTCACATCGTAGATGCGTTTACCAGCGTTGCTCAGACGAGTTAAGATAAATGGATACTCATCATAGCCAGAGAGCAATTCGTTGCTCAGGTAGCCCGTAGTGAGCCTTGGGTTCCACACTGTTAGGTAGATGCCCTCGGAGTTGCTCTTCTCATCGATGAGTCTACGGTAGGTGTATACAACCTCGATTAGATCCTTGGAGTCCACCATGCCAGACATGCCGTAAGTTGATCCCCCTCGTGCTTGGGAGGATCGCAGCGAGCTGTACGTAGTCTGGTTCATACCAGAGTAGTCAAAGCCACGGTAGTTCTCAATGAGTTCCTCCGCAATCTCAGCATCCCATCCCTTGTTTTCTACGCAGTTCTCAATCTCTTGGGGAGTAAGGAACGCACGCATGTGCACACGGGGCGAGCGTTGAATGTCTGTTACGTACGCTGGAATGACAATATCAATGTCAGAGAACTTTGTTTCTACAAAGGGCCGTGATACATCCTTCTTGGCTACTGGGATCTTAGCTACTCCAAAGTCACGGAGTTCACGAAGGGCCTTCTTTGCCTTGGGGATATCGACATAATCAAACATGTCCGTCATCATTGCGATGGTCTCCTCGTCGCGATCCTCGTCCGCCAGTAGGTCGTAGAGCTCTGGTGCTGCTTCCTCGATTAGATCCAAGTTAAACTCTTCGTCGTGTGTTCTGGATTTAATCTCCCAGTCTACGTACGTAATAGCGATGCCCTTCTCAAGTAAATTGTTTGCTGCTGTCTCGCACTCCGAGCGGAAGTCGCGGATGTATGAGTTCTGCATGTACTTCAAGAAGGATGAAACTACTCCAGCCTTCTTGATGTCAGAGGATTCAATTGGGTACGCACGAATGTTGCTCTTGGTTAATGCGTTCATCATGAGTCCCACATAGGTAGTGATGCACTGCTCGATGAGCCTTACTTCTGTGTCCGATGCACCGTCCCAAGGGAACGCTTGGTCCCCGCTTTTAGTTAGCTGGCTATTTTTGCCCAGCCATTCGGCGTTACGATTGTTGTAACTATCTTGGCACTGGGACACGTACGCTGTGAGCTCAGTGACATCACTTTCGTAGTCACGCTTCAATTCGTTAATGTCTGGCTTGGATGTGACGTAGTAGGCTTCTAGCTCTTTATCTTCCATGGATTTGTGGATTATACCACACTCTTATTTGGTTAATCTGATCTTAATGTTGTTTAAGAATATGGCATACCAGTGAGAATCTCTGGCAATCATGTCCAGAAAATCATCCAAGGGTATCTCATCGTGGGTTTCGTGTTCACACCTATGAAGTATCTCCCAGTCCACAAAGGCACTTGAGTGCCTAGATGCGAACTTTTTTAATTCTTTGATCTCGCTGGAACTCACGCTTGTAGATAATTTCATGTCGGTAGAATTTTTCATTGTTTTTCTCAATCTCCTGTGCCTTGAACACTAGCTGCGGGCGCATAACACTCAAGTGCGTAGATGGTATGGACACCTTAATCTTTCGGATGGGCTTCTCCAGTAGCTTGCAGTACCAGAACAACCTATTGGGGGTAGGAGACAGGGCTTGAACCCGAACAAACTTGGGCTCAATAATAGCATCATCCTTTTTCTCGAAGTAGCTAGTTATCTTAGCTACACCGCTCAACGTGAGTTCCTTGGTCTTCTCGCAGTAGTCCTCTGCATCGCAGAGCTTTTTGCGCAGTACGCCAATTTTGGGTGCTGTTACCCCGTATATTTCAGCTAATTCTTTTTGTTTCATTAGTATCCTCCTGTTGTTCTGGTCTGTTCAAAGTCAGTGTCCGTGTAGTGAATTGGTCCATCCCCAGCATTCGCCATTCGCAAATACCGAATTAGATCAAAGAAATCCTTCAGTGCCTCATCGGACTTACCCTGTGCGTTGTAGTTAATTAGGCTATCGATTAGATTCTCGCAGGAATCATGAATAAAGCACTTGGGCATATTAGCGGAATCCAGCTCGTAGTTTGGATTGTATGAGAACCATTCGTCCAGTGCCTGTATACCTACGATCTCCTGCCTACCATCGGAGGGAACGAAGTGAAAGTCAAACTCAGCGAAGGATGCAAAAAGATCCAAGTTGTTCTCATTCTCCCTTGCAAAATATCTTGAGTCCCCAATGCGCTCAAATACCTCAACGCCCATCTCCTCCTCTATCTCATCGAAGAGTGCACAATACCCCTGTACATCGTAACCTATCTTCTTGGCTGCTGGACCGTACTTCCATCTTTCACCGAACAACGCCCATTCCCCGTGGCTAGCTCGGTCTGGCCACTCCCTGCTGATGTACACTTCCCCGAACTCATTTACCGCTGCCCAAATAGCAGAGAAGTTCCTTGCTCCCGCGGGGTCAACTACCTGATAGCAGGTGTACTCCGACTTATCCGATATGTCGGGGAACGTCATCCCGTTGGCATTCTCCTCATCACCCAGCACCTGTACGTCCGTTGAGAACAGGGGCAATAGGGATGTAATGCTCTTAACTGGGATACCGTAGGCACGCACACGAATCTCTTCCTCTGGGCGACCCATTAGATCCTTCTTGATCCGCTCGTATCCTCCAAAGGGGTTCTCGTCGGAGTGCAGGTACACGATGCTTGCGTCCCTAAGCGGGGAGTATTGTACCACTGGAACCTCTTCATCGTTCAGGAGTTCTGCGGGGCGTGTAGCTAGGGTCCTGCAATTCTTTAGGTAGTCCGCAATGAAGGGTGTGTATCCGTCAATGGGAGTAAACCCCAAGAGCATTTTGGAGTTCAGCGTTGCCAATCGAAAGCGCAGGGTATTAACGAGAGCAGCGTCCCCTAGGTACTCGTCAAGCCAAGCACCAACGTTAAGGGCGGGGTTACCCTTAAAACCGAACTGGAAGCCCTCTAGGATGGTCTGGTTGTTACTGAACTGCGTGTACGTCTTGAAGTCCACACGGGTCCTAGTGTCTGGGAAGATAAAGGAGGATGCCGTGAAGCCATTCTGCATAGAGAAATTAATGTAGCCCTCAATGCTCTTGGTCTTCTTCTTGAACTCCTTGGGCATCATATCCCAGATCGCCGCTTGCTGCACCTTAACGGATGTATCTGCATTTTGAGAGAAGCACACAACGTGACCATCTGTGTTCTGCGTTACGGCCTCCATCACTAGCTTGGCGCACCCCGTGGTTTTACCACTGCGATTCCCACCCAATGCTAGCACTTCATTGTACTCCTGTACACCACTCCGAATCCTCGCCCAACCATCTAGGTCGAAACCATGCCGAAGGGGATCCTCCTGTGATGCCCGTATAAGGCCCTCACGTGCCCTGTGAAGCTCTTCAAGGACACTGGGGTCACTCTGCCCTAGGATAAGGATCTCCTCGTCCGTAGGGGCCTCTATGAGGGGATGCGGTGTAAATACTAATTCCATTATCTAAAATGAATCCACTAGGAGAATTAGGGATGCGATGGAGCAAAGGAACCAGAAGGCTGCAACTGTAAAATAAAATATAATGTTATTCATGATTTGGGCTTGGTTTTCTTTGACTTGGTTTTTTTTGACCAATCGATATCATCGTAGTTCTTACGCTGCTTCTCTTGATTGTGTCCCTTGCGTGGACCGCTTCCCTTAGTGCTCATCTGCTTCGACTATATTGTTACCAACTTGATAGAATGCTTCACCTGTGCTCTGTGGGTGATACCCCAAGGCGTGGCACATACGGGACATCAATTCTGCAATTTCATCCGTAGTTAGATCATCACCCTGAGTGCTGAGCGAAATAATTTCTTCGTGTTGTTCAATTGTTATCTTCATGTCTTTTATGTCTGGGTACTTTGTTATTTGCGTCATCCATATTCATTGCTAACTCCAGCACCATGCGTTCACTCCAGCCAGCGAAGGGCCCCCGCATAAATACTTGGGTTAGGTCATTGATGTCATACCCCTTGTACTTGTTGAGGGTTAGCTGGATCCAGTAGTCCGTGGTTATTTCCCATTCTTCTTGGTCTGTTATTTGCGTGTTCATAATGTTTATGGAATTAAAAAATGTAAGCACATTTCTTTTAACGTATCTTCGCTACATCAATTACATCCGCTTGCTTTAGCTCCTGTATGCGATCCCTAGCGGCACTCAGGGTATCGTTGAAGTCATCCATTGTATACACCTGCTTCACATCCACTACGTGGGATGCCTCGCCTCTGGCTGTCATTGCTTGTCTCTGGGAGTTTGCCTTGGCAATTGAAATCTCCTTTAGGTCCTTGAACTCTGGCTCATACCCATTGTCGAGCTTTACTCTTAGGCCATCAATGACATCCTCCTCTAGGGACTCTAGGTTGACGTAACTCCTAGCGGAAAGCTGTCCCCCTAGCTCCCTAAAGGAGTTCGTGTGATCCGAGTAATCCACTAGCACCTGTACAATGGTACTCCTAGAGATACCGTGCTTGCGGATCATATTAGTCTGAGAGCAACCCAGTGCGTGCAGGTATAGAATCCTAGCAACCTTCTCTGGGTTATGCCGACTTAGGCTCTTGGTCTTGTGCACTTCCTTATCCTTCTGGATCTCCACAATAGCCAAGGAGATGCTTTGCATCAGTGCGTCTTTCTCTTCCTTATTATCCATTTAGCTAGTGTACCCTATTTCATTTTTGCAACAGGACCCTATTGCAATTTTGCAATAACCCATTGCAAATTTGCAACACCTATACCAGTATACATACAATATAGAAATAAGGAGGGTCGTCATTTCCTCAGTGAGTGCTATATTACTCTGGATGTCAAGGTCTTTACGGGCGCATGGATTTTGAATTTTTTTGTGGGGTGTCTTATATATATATAATAAAAAAGAAGAAAGAAAAAACAGACCCCCTCCTCCCCTATTGCTGTGGCACTGGGCGACACCTGCCGTCCGCGCACCGTGCACCGTACGCCTATCTACCCTAATTCGTTGTATACCAATACTATGGACATCCTCATGGTACGTAGCTAGCTACATATGCTACGTGATTACTTCCGTGTTTTGCCTGTATATAGCTGTGTCTATCCTTATGAGTGTGGTTTATCCTTAGCGCAGTGGAAATGGATTGTATCTACTTATACCAACCTATCTACCTATCTACCTGTCTACCTACCTACCTATCTACCTGTCTTTATGGTGTCAATTTGCCAGCAGTTTGGGCTCGATATAACTGGCTCTTTAACTCTGCATTCGATCCATGGCGCTCTGACACTGGGCTCCGAGCCACCTAAAATAAATGAAAATAAACATCGCCATAGCTAGCTACAACTGATTGAATGCAGTCTGTTCTTTAAGTTATAGATTGTCATTAAGGTGACAATCGAGGGTGGCTCACGCTGCTCTGTTCCATGGGATATCGTGCATCCCACCGAGTGATCGGGAAAACGAAAATCCAACTTTGACCATTGAGAAATGCGAGTTCCGATTGAGAAGTGCAGCGCTGAGAAGCGGATGTCTAGCTGAGTAAGCCATGACCACATCCAGCCATGACCAGCAAAGCACGGAGGATGGTGTTGGAAGCCATCGACTAATAGTGAAACGCATTCGGAGATGCGTAATCAGTAGGGTGGCTCCACTGGTCTGATGATCTAGCCAACTAACAATACCACATAGAGAAATACGATATGAAGAACAACAACACTAAACTACGCCAGTACCTAACAAGCAAAACAAACAACGCAAGCATCACGCTGGGAATCACTGGTCGCCAGATCGCTGATGCATCTCAAGCACAACTCAAGTCATGGGTGGAGCAAGTGGGTGGCGATCCAATGGCTATCCTCGGCACACCAGCACCAGCAGCAGTGCCCCACCAATATGCCATGACACCAGCCGAGAAGCAGCTAAAAGCCATTCAAGATGCACTGGGTGGTGGCTCATCCATAAACATGGACGAAGTACGGGATGTAGTGCAGGAGGCAATTGCTAACGATGTGTCGCCAAGCATAGAGAAGATGCAAAACCAAGTGGATGCACTGGCTCCACTGGCTGACACACTGGACAAGATCGCAGATGCAATGAAGGGTGGGACATCCAGCAGACTACCCTTGGCTGTGGCTGTGGCATCTGGCAATAATCCCATATTGGAATTGATCCAGCCATTCTACAATAGCGGATCAGCGAATCCTACCAAGGTGTGCATCTCAGCGCCACCTAGCTACGGTAAAAGCTACAGCATCTCACTGCTGGGACAGTCCTACGATCACTGCATTACACATGGCTGCTCTGATGACATGGACGAATGGCATGAGATCATCGGTGGTGCAACGCCCAGAGAAGATGGCAACGGTTTCATCGTATCAGATGGCAAGCTAGCTAACGCTGTACGATTAGCCAGTAAAGGTGAGAGTGTGCTGTTCTTCATGGATGAAGTCTTTCGCCTATCGCCCAAGGTCATGGAGAAGATGCTGGATTTCCTAGCGCCCCAGCCAGATGCGGATGGTATCAAGCGCTACAAGCTAACGACCAAACACAACGACAAAGGTGTGCTCGAAACGCTGACATGTGCTATGGACAATCTGCATATCATCTGCGCAACCAACTTGTGCGAAGTGATACCACCAGAGGCATTCAGATCACGCTTCTTATTCAAGCACGTGCAGTTCGATCCAGTCATGGTAGCCAACATAGCTACCAGCGTAGCTACCAAGTTCAGTATCGCTGATGCTGCTGATCTGGGTGGTCGATTCGCAATGGCAATGGAGCGCAGTCGCCAGATGAAAGCCACTGGTCAGATACTCACAGCTCTGGACATCCGCAATCTTGAGACAGCGTGCACACACAGCACCGATAACACCGCCTCCAGCGTGCTCATGTGGATGTGTGCCAATGGTCTGGATGGTCTCAAAGCATGGGACTCAGACACAGGTGACATCACACAGGACTCCATCAATGGTGTGGCAGAGATCGCCAGCATACTAGCATAACTCAGTAATTAACTAACAACTCAAGAGATATACAATATTATGAACATAATCAAAAAAGCGATAAGCACATGCAGACGAAACATCGTAGGAAAACAGAAGGGTGGAGTTATCACTCGCATGGTGAAGACAACAGGTAAATCCTGCGACATCGGCATCGATGCCAGTGTGCCAACAGCGTGCTGGTCATTCGAGAGTGACAAGCACATCATCAAGGTGGGCACGCAACTGGATACCATCTGCAATGCAGATACCAAGTCAAACGATGCCAAGATGAAGAAGTTCATCGAGGTGGTCATTCGACATGAGACAGAGCACGGATTGCTAACGTGCAGAGATGATGCTGTAGCTAAGGAGCTTAGGTCTGAGTCCCTGCCATTTCGCCTGTGGAATCTCTTTGAGGACATCCGCATCGAATACGCAAGTGCCACACGCAAGGATGGTGATGGTGCATTCAGATGGACTAACTACCAAGATGTAGACGCAGCATACAGCAGCGCATCTGCTCTACTATGGGCAATCAAAACCAATGAAGCTGGCATCAAGAAGCAAGCAAGCGCATACGTGCCAAGGTGGACTGGGACTGAGAAGATTCTTGAAGCTGGCAAAGAGCGCGTCACTCGCCTACTGATCCTTAAATTCTATCGCAGAGCATGCCGAGCGCACACCAGCCAGTGCTTGATACCCATCGTGAAGGAGTGGGTGGCGATCTTCGGAGAAGAGATTGATCCGAAGTATGCGGATGCAATGGTCAATGGTAGCACGGATGAGAAGAGCAAGGAGAAGAGCCAGCCAACCATCGCACCCACTGGTCTGGACAAGATGAAGGCAGACTCCGAGCACCTTAGAAAGTATGAGTGGTTCAAAAATGAGATGCCCATCAATAAGCAGCAAATCACACGCATCGCACGCTGCATGAAGAACATCGTGCAATCCGCTCGGACTACTCGCAATCGCCTGTCTTGCAATGGTACACGCTTACATGCCAACGCAGCCATGTGTGGCAGTGATCGTGCATTCGTCAATCGCAAGCGCAGCAATGGCAAGCGCAGTGTGACCATGATCGTTGACATGAGTGGCTCCATGCGTGATCCATGGGCGATCAATGGTGGTCGTGAGTTCGTACTGGCTTTCCGTGAGCTAGCTCGCAAGCAGATGATTGATCTCAACCTAATCCTGTCGTGCTCATTCAGCCATAAGTGTAAGAGCTATGTGGTGAAGAAGGATGACGCAGACAAGTGGGTCAATGATCTCTACCCATCTGGCAATGGTGAGGGAATCATGGCATGCATGAAGACGCACCTAGCCAAGATCAAGGCATCCACCACAACGGTTGTCTTCACCGATAGCTACCTACGTGATAACGACATTGATACCCAAGCATATCGCAACATGGGCATCAACGCCATCGCTACCTACATCGAGCCCTTCCCAAGTCTGCTGAGCTCTGGTCGCAAACGCATGGATAAGCACTTCGGTCGCAGCGTTATCGCCTGTGATGCCAACGAGCTAGCTCAGCGCCTAATGCGTGAAATCCTCAAGGACTAATATTATGCACTATAGAACACTTGAGGTAATAACGTACATCGTGATCATGCTCATCGCCTTTGTGGTGGTGAGCAGTGGTCAAACGCCATCGGACATCATCGCCACTACCCTCATTTTAGAGGCTGGTGGTGAGTATGCTGATGGGTCAATGCAGGCTGTGCATGAGGTGATCATCAATCGATCAGCTAAGCGCAACCTTTCTGCGGCACAGGTGTGCTTGCAACCCTATCAATTCTCATGCTGGAACTCTGGCAACCTAGCTACCAAGCTAGCTATAGCACAGAGGCATCCAAGGTGGGCGGAGGCATGCATGATAGTTGCATCCGAGCCAACCAACCTAACACACGGAGCAGATCACTACCATGCAGATTACTGCGATCCATACTGGAACAAGTCAATGAAGGTGACCATCGTGATCGGTCGCCACATCTTCTATAGATAGCTAGCCTAGCTACTATGGACAATATCAACCAAGCTGTTTGCGGATCAGTAAAACCGCACCTAACTATGACAGCCAAAGAACGAATGAAAGACTGGGAGAGCCTAAGCGATCCAAAGCCAGACTGGGAAACATTCAAACGAATGATGAGCCAGCTCAACAACAACAAGCTAGTGGTGCGCACCATGTGGCTTAAGAAAAACACATCAACCAACCTAATAATAAAATCATGAACCGTACACAAGCACACATAAGAGCATCAATGTTTTACCTTACCGACGAGCTGCCATCGAACTTTGACGAGCTAGATGAGCAGGATGTCATGGACTTCATCCGAGACCACAGGTGGCAACCATTTGAAGACTGGGAGCCCCATGGCATCTGGGAGCTGATCGATGACTTGAGTAAGGATATGCTGAAGATTCACGAGCTAGCTACACTATCTACGCCTGAGCCCAATCCTGATCCCAAAGCCGATTGCTGCCAGTTCTGCGACAGCGATGACGTATTCCGCACTGGTCTATGCCAAGGTTGCTTTGAAGATCAGTATTCAGACGGAGCACGGTGGTAATCATCGAAACCAAGCTCGCATCCTTCGGGGTGCGGGCTTTTTTTGTGCCAAAAATTTCCTTCGGATACCACTGCACTACTATGGACAAAGTTCGATCCTAGCGATTATTTTAAAAAAAACATTTGACACCCTATTGCAAATCTGCAACCCTAGTTAGGTCGAGGGGTAAATCCCCATAACATAAACAAGAAGCCAATAAAATATATGATATACGAAAAAAACCGTGGGACATCTCATGTCCTAGCATCCACCGTTGTAGTTTGCATCGGACGAAATAACTGCATCTCAGAGGGATACTACGGTCATTTAAATGATGGCGAAAAGTACATCCTCCGCGATGAACTTCTGGAAATGATGGAACCCGATAAAGCCGTTGAGCCCCGCACTAAGGCTGAAATCTTGGACTTCGTTATCAATGGCAATGTCTCGTGGGATGTAATTGGTCATCCATCCGAGGGCGATGCAGTGGTCGAGTTCTATGATGACGGGACAAACCTAATCATCTCATCCTATCCATACGAGGACTCGGATTCAGTGCTTGAGGGCATCGAGTTCATCATGGACATGAAAGAACTGCTTGATTAGTCACTATGCTTGCACTCAACGAAGACCATGCTGTGAAGTACGGACTTAAGGAGGCAATCATTCTGCACAAGATCATCTACTACGTACTACTAAACGAAAAAGATGGGAGAAATTATCACAAGGGCAAGCACTGGACGTTCAACTCTAGGGAGGGTTGGCGTTCGGTGTTTCCTTTTTTCTCCGATATGCAAGTATGGCGAACCCTTAAGAACCTTGAGAAGCAATCCGTATTGGTTAGCGACTCATTTAATCGAATGGCTTACGACAAAACTCGTTGGTATAGCCTTTCTCCTAGTATGCTGAATGAAGTAAAGCAGGATAAAACATGGACAAAAGCCGTTTACAAATCCGTAAAACCCATTTGCAAAACTGCAACAAGCCATAACAAAACTGCAACACCTATACCAGTATACAATAATAATACAATAAACACAGAACCCTTCTAATAATATGAGTCATTTCTACAATTGCGAAAACGAACCCTTTCTAACGAAAGCAGCAACACCCGCACAGGCTAAGAAAGTCGGTGCGTTTCCATCAGTAACAACTGTCATGGGTATCATCAAGGATCCATTCTTGGATGGTATCTGGGCTCCTCAACAATATATTGATCTAGCTAGGGAGTTTCCTCGTGCATCGCAGAGGCAGATTGAAACACGCAAGTATGGTATGCGGACATCTCCAATTGATGGTGAAGAGATTACATCCTCTGAGTTCGGGACAACTGTTCATAAGAGACTAGAGGATCACACGAATGCTATCCTAGCTAATAAGAAACCCAAGTTGGATTCAGTATGGGATGAATGGGCTGAACCCTTTCTCAAGTACATTACTGATGAGAGTATTGAACCCGTAGCTAGTGAGCTAATTACTTGGGACAATGAAATCAAAGTTGCTGGGTCAGTGGACTTCGTTGGTAAACTACCCGATGGAAAATACTTCATGGCTGATTACAAGTGCCGTGACTGTAAGGGTCGAGGTGGTAAGTTCTATGAAAAGAAGGACTGCACTCAGCTAGCTATCGAGAGTTGGATGCTAGCTAGGATGTGGGACTTAGAATACCTTCCGAGCATTATGAGTATATGCGTGGACATTAGATCCAAGAAGCACTACCACAAGGAGTGGACTTGGAAACAAATGCAGAAGGGTATCGAACGCTTTAAGCTCACATCTGAAATCTACTGGATGGACTTCATGAATGTTCAATGAAAGCCTACCTAATAACCTACAAGGAGGTAAACAGGGAATGTATTCACAGGACTTGGAAGATAGCTAACTCCGAAGCAAATGCCATTAAGTTCGCTTTCGGTAATTCAAGAAAAGGTAAGGAAACTACTATGGCCACCAAGCGTGGTCTCAAAATAACCATCATCGAGATAAAGGAACATGAAGTATCTGAAGCATTCCCAATTACCCCAATACCGAAACGAAAACCTACCAAAGAAGTGTCCAGTGATGCAGACTGGATGCTATAAACCCTGCGTGGATCACAACCATACAAGTGGTATGGTTCGTGGAGTCATCTCCATGGAGGGTAACACCTTCTTGGGTCGTGTTGAGAATAGCTTCCGTAGGTTCGGAACGAGTTCCACTGCTGGCTTACCAAGCATACTGAGAAGCATGGCAGATTACTTGGATCAAGGTGACACGGACATCCTTCATCCAGTGGGATTAAAGCAGTTGGCATCTAGGTTTTGTCGCTTACCTGTTGCAGATCAAGTGTTTGCATTAAAAGCATTAAAAGTAAATAAAAGTGAAATTAATGCTTGCACCAACTCAAAACAACGCACAGTCTTATATCGTAAACAAATTACTAATGGAAAATAAAAACATACTATCAGAAATCCAAACGGAGTTAAGAGCTCCTAAGGGACAACGCAATAACTTTGGCAACTACCAGTATCGTAGTGCTGAGGATATTTTAGAGGCTGTGAAGCCCCTGCTTAAAAAGCACGATTGTGCATTAATTGTCAGCGATGATGTTGTTAGCATTGAGGGTCGTGTATATGTAAAAGCGATGGCAATGTTGATACATGGCAGCGAAAGAATTGCTGATGCCGTGGGATTCGCTCGTGAGGCAGAAACAAAAAAGGGTATGGACGAAAGCCAGATTACTGGGGCAGCCTCATCCTATGCTCGAAAATATGCTCTTAATGGGCTATTTGCTATTGACGACACCAAAGATGCGGACTTTAGTAATAAGCATAACAACAACTCTTCAGTTACCAAGAAGGTAGCTACAACTAACAACGAACTAATATAGTAGACTATAATCATGGAAAAACAATACGACAATACAGACCGAGGTGCATTATTCAAAAACGACCGCAAGGAAAAAGATACTCACCCAGATTTGGGTGGTACTCTTAATGTGGGCGGGGATGAGTATTACATCAACGCATGGAAGAAAGAATCCAAAGCAGGTGCAGGATTCTACTCACTATCAGTTAAGCTAAAGGAGCCCAAGATGGATACGGGAACTGTAGCTAGCTCAGAACCCTTTTAACTCTTTGCTTGGGTAGCAAGGCGTAGTGATCGGCGGGACAAAGTTGTGGTATTCTTTGTCCCGCTTTTTTCTTTATAAACCAAATATAAAAACACATAATGATTTCATCAGACAATTCAATTTTACCATCCAGCGGATCAATGACTAACTTCTCTACGGGAGCCGTAAGAGACGCAATGCAGGGCAAGGGCTTTCCATCAATGATCCCAACGTGCGCACTAAAATCCCTAGCTAAGCGCTTTGAGGATGGAGCCACTAAGTACGGCAGAGATAACTGGCAGAAGGGTATCCCAATCTCTCGCTATTGTGATGCCGCACATCGCCACCTATGGGCACTGCGTGACGGGCAAACAGACGAAGACCACTTCGGTGCTGTGCTCTGGAATATAGCTTGCTGGCAAAAAACAAAAAATATGATTGACTCTGGTCTTCTTCCAGAGGAACTTAACGACATCTAACCCACATAACACTATGAAAGATTACATTGATAATTACAGGGAGGCATACGACAGAGAGTTTTTAGACGAGGGAGACGAGGACATCCGCAAGGCATTCTGGAAGACAGCACGCATAGAAATTAACGGTGCAAAAAGAGTTGGACTAATTCAAGAAATGGGTATTGACGAGTATCTGGAATCCAACTACAAATCTTACTCGAAAGTCTCAGAGGAAACGCGCAGAGTAATTCAAGAGAGTAACATTATCCCAGCTAGGCTGCTAGCAGATCACTTCAAAGTTTCGCTTTCAGCCATACATAAAATTAGAGCCAACCATAAGAAACAGTAACAACCCAACAACCCAAATAAAATACCATGAACGAACTAAACGCAATTGAAGCAGAGGAATCCATACTAGCTAGCTGCATCTCCGACTTGGACGGTGCAGTCTACGACGAGTTATCAGCCATCATAACAAAGGATGACTTCTACAGCAATAAAAACTCATCTATATTTGATAGTATCGGGAAGATCATCAACAACAAGGATGAGATCAACGAGGTGAATGTAGCTAACCAACTACGCAGCATCAATATGCTGGACGAGGTTGGTGGGTTGATTCGCATCATGAGCATTATGGATTCCCCCTGTACTCCACTCGCTGGGCGTGCTGCGGCTAAGATCGTTCTAGGTAAGAGCAGAGCTAGACAGCTAGCTAGGCACTACAAGCTACAGCTTGAGTCCCTAAATGAGAATGCTGACACCAGTGACGTTGCCTCCAAGACTGAGGCTGAAGTCCGTAAGATTATGGATGCCAGTGCCAGTGCGGATAATACCCTGTCCGTCGCGGCAAGCGATCTAAAGACTAGGCTTCACAGCATCTCAGACGGAACATACGTATCCAAGAAGATATCCTTTGGTATCCCTCACTTGGATGAGAAACTAGACGAGGGTGGCATTGCACAGGGTGAGGTCTGTGTGATAGCCGCCCCTACATCCTGCGGAAAATCCCAGTTGGCATTGAACTTTGTTCTTAGGAACTCAATCTCCAGCAGTATCCCATCAGCTATCTTTAGCTTTGAGATGCCAGCACAGCAGTTGACCAAGCGCATGACGCAGACGTGCTCCGCAGTTAATCTAAAGAAGTACGTGGACAAGAGCATCACTCCCCATGAGATGACGCTAGTGGATGACTCCATCGATAAGATTGGTAAAGCTCCCATCTATACAGTTCACCATGTCCGTGGTATCGATGACCTGCGCTCCAAGGCACGATCCCTAAAGCGCAAGCATGGCATAAAAGCAATCGTCGTGGATTACTTGCAGTTGATCCCCTTCAATCCAAACATCAGTAAGCACGAGGGTATCTCACAGGCATCCCATGGCATCAAGCAGATGGCAATGGAGTTAGACGTAGCTGTCATTCTATTAGTTCAAGTCAACAGGACGGGTGCTATGCGGGACACTGGACTTGTGCTCTATGACCTAAAGGACTCTGGTGATATTGAGAATGATGCGGACATCGCTTTGCTAATGTGGCCAAAGGGTGGCAACGCAGATAGCTGCAAGGCAGTGGACTCCAATGGAGTTAGCTACCTAGAGATGGACTACAATGTAGCCAAGAACCGAGAGGGTGAGCGTGACCTAAAGGGACGCTTCAAGTTTATCAATCACATCGGACGCTTTCAGTAGTAAGTACTATGGACATTCAATAGGGCGCACATATTATGGAAGTAAACAATCACCGACGACACTAATGAAAATAAATACACGAAGATACGATAAATACCTGAACGTCGAGATAGAAATCGGCAACACGAAACACGACTTAGGATTTCACGGAGTGGATGAGATTCGGACAATGATGGAAGCCCTTCGGGATGCCAGCGATGAAATGAAAGACGACATCGAACATATCGAGAAATTTTATCCTGTGAACGAAAGAGATATAACATGAGTGAAACGAATTGTAATAATCGAATGGTTCTGTGGCTTCGGCGCAGATACCATAAAATGATGATCTGGCTATATGTGGGCGACCTCGGAGACGCTCACCCGCAAGAAAGAATCAAGGCGTATGACTACGCTAGGAAACACTTTGAGGCAATCGAGCGGCTGGAACATCGCAAGCCACAGAACGGCCAAAGGTGACTCACAGAGTCCCGACCAATAAACTTATGGATACACCAAAAACTGACGACGGAACTCTGTTGAAGTCCACCGACTTGTTAGCTCTGGCTGACAGGTGGGAACGCATTTCTAAATCTTGGAAGCAAGTGGAGCGAGACAGGTGTGATGATGCGCCAGATATTGCAGACAGGGCGCAAGCTAGAGCGGCAGCGTATCTCGACTGCGCAGAAGAATTAAGAGTAAGAGCTAACCACTAATTAACGTGTCGAGGGACGAGATCACCGTTCAATGGCAAGTTCAACAGCCCAGTAGGGCGTACACATTATGAAAATACCAACACTAGAAGACATCCTAAAAATCGCATCCTTTAAATTTAACAAGGACGGCGAGCTTATCCAGACATCGCTTGAGGCTGACTTTATCGGCAACTTTATCGGCGACCACGAAGGCGACCAC